CTCTTGAACTGTGTAAACACGTTCTGCTGTATTTGGTCCATCTTTAAGCATCTGGTCAACCAACTTATGCTTACCATTCACACCACCATCCATCAACATACCAAGAGTAAAGTTCTTGGAAATCGTGTAATCATTAGTGAAGTTCTTAGTACCATAAATGATTTTACAATCAACTGGAATCTGTTTACCAGAACCACCTGATGGCGTTCCAGCTTCTTCAGAAGCGACTGGAGCAGCAGCACCTGGAACACCAGATTGAGTTTGTGCGTTTGATGCAGCACGACCTTCTGGTGTATTGAAATCTTCTGGAGTTTCATTCGCAGCCAATTCTTCAGTCTTACGTTCTGGTGGAATTAGGTATGGAACAACAGAATTTATTGGATCACCAACTTCAGGTGGAGTTAGTTCAACTGGAGAAACGTCAGTCGCACCCGCTGCACCATTACCAAATTGTCCTTCAGCATAATCTGCAGATAGAGTACCACCCGCAAGAAGATCCATAGAACCTGCAGATTCTACATTAACTGCATTACCCTTAATGCTCATTGCGCCAGCCGCTTGCATAGTTAAGTCTGCATCAGCCAAAACAGAAACGTCAGTAGCTTGCACCTTAAATGTGCCACCAGCTTTCACTAGCACATCTCCACCAGCAGCAAAATACATGTCGTTGGCAACACCAACGTCTAGATTATTACCAACACGGATAGTTGCATTCTGAGCCACTTCGATGTTAGCGTCTGTGCGTGCAAATATGTTTAGGTTACCATCTACGGTAATGTTACACTCGCCGCCAACGTGGATACATCCGTTACGTTCCATCAGTGTGAATTTATCACCAACGATATAATTGATCACAGAACCATTCGGATCAATCTCTTGATATGTGCCTGCTCTGTGATAAGTATGAATACGTTCTTGACCTGGAGTATCATCAAACTCTTGGATGTGTCCAGATTCCGTTTCAAAAACTTTGTTGTATGGATATTGAGCACCGAAAGATGGCATTGGTTGATCCCATGATCCCATGCCAACTGCTTTAGGTACACCCTTAACAACGTTAGCATCTTTCTTTTCAACGATAGTTCCATCGATAATACCACGAGCAAGACGGTTGGTGTCTGGCTCATTTAAGTATTCTTTTAATGGATATTTGTTGTTTGGATCACGGAAACCTGTATTGTCAGTACCACGTTTAATAGATTCAGCAGAAGGTCCAGGGACTCCGCTATAATCAGCAGGTGGAGCCGCTAACGGTGCACCTGCATCCTTGTCTACTGCATTACCAGCAACAGCACCATAAAAATATTCATAATAAGATGTTTTCTTAGCAGTGATATCTGGAGAGTTTACTCCAACAGCTTTCTTTGCAGCTAAGAAATATCCAGGGTGATCAGTAGGTTTAACACCCTTTGCTACACGATCTTTAATGTAAAGTGCAGCAACCATGGCAGAAACATTGATATCAGAATCAAGTGAATCTGGATTATTTAAGATATCAATATTTAAACCAGCTTCTGTGGCGAGTTTCTGGTAGCGAGCATAGTTCGCTTTACCAGTTAGTTGGATAAATCCACGCCCAAAATACTTACCGCCGTCTTCGTCAGTCAAGTTACCTAAGAAACCTTTACCACGTTTCGTTGGACCATATGCCCATGAGAAGAATTGTGAACGAGTGAGTCCCTTTTTGGAAGCATCAGAATATTTAGCAACATCATCATCAGTAGCAAAGGAATAGATCTGCTTCATACGAGAGGCAGAGTAGTTGTATGATTCTAGTTGAGGAATCCAAGTAGTTTCACCACCAGCAATACCGAGCAGCGCACATTTCTGTTCTTTAGTTGTTAACCCGACTTTATCACAAGCTGCAATAAGTGCTTTGATACCAGCAGATGACTTAGATGCGTCTGAAGTAGATTTTGGTGGGGGAATGGTTGGAATAGAAGTATTCGTAGCAGTCTGAACTGGTGCGCCTTGTTGAGACTCCGCAGATCGTACTGGCGTTCCATCATTTGTAGTCACAGGTAACCCAGAGGCAGTCATTAAGACACCCTGCAGCTTACTTGTATTAACAGCATCTAAGTTAGTAGCAGCTGGTTTGAATGTGATGATGTTCTCAGCATAACCAGTAACAGCTTCGCTAATTGATATTTGTTTTTCATTATCAATGGTAACGATCGTGCAGTTATCAGATAGACCAAATCCAACAACCTTCATATTGGCAGTTAAACCTTTAGTGAGGTTAGATCGGTTGGTTTCTCTGTCGATAAATGTTAATTGTTTACCTGTTACTGGACCATCAATTGTGCGCAGTACAATGTCTTTTAGATTTGATTGGTCATCAAATGCGGTAGCACTATCATCATCTTCAATAGCTTTTGGTGCTGTTGGGATACCGCCGATGGTACCAAGCATAATTGGTTGTTGCTGAGCGCCATCTGCGAACATGATGATTACGGTAGAACCTTCAACTGGACCAATTGGGGTCATACCAATACCATTCATCGCAGCAGATGTAACTGGCTGGACTGGTGTAGACCATGGCAGCTGCTCAGTGGGTAATTGAGCTTTGTCATGGGTGTGAAGCCCTACAATACGAACTTGGCATCGACCAAGTTGTAGTGGGTCTTGTCTATTTTCAACTACGCCTGTATAAAACATTATTTTATCCCGTCAACGCTCATCATCAATGAGTCTTTAATTAGTTCCATAGAACATTCATGCATATCACGAGTGATATAGTGGTTTACTGCAGCGATTAGGTAGTATCCAGAAAACATCTTGTCTGTTACATCCATATCGTCTTTAGAGATTGGTTCCATTTTATTTAATGTGACTTTAACTTTCTGTCCGACGGTATAGTCACAACGTCCAGGGACAGTAATTTGAATTTTATTTGCTTCAGCTGCTGCAAGAAGAGAGATTCTTTTCTGAGTGTTTCTGTAGTTAGTTGCATCGCTAAATCCACTAAAGTTGGAATTCATTCGTGGATAGTTGATCAACTTAGAGTTAGTTCTGAAAATAGCTTTGTTAGATGCCACGTTATATGGATTTAGGTGTTTCTCTGAAGAGAACCCATCAAACATATTGAAACCCTTAACGTTGTACGCTTTCTTAGTTAGGTCATAAGAAATTAGCTTAGAAGAAAAGAATCCAGTTCTGATTCTATCCATGTAGTCAAATCCCTTTGGAATACTGATAGAGCCAATACGCTTGTAATCTTCTGAAACGTTCTTACCATCACCACCACTCTTTTTATCATCACGAGTATACTTGTCCATTGTAAATTCTTGATATACCTGAGCGTCATATAAAGATTCTAGGCTAGTGAAGTAGAATCCATCACGGTTCTCATAGAAAACATAAGATGGAGAACCTGATTTGTTCTCAGCAAGTTGCGTTACGTAATTGATTGCTTCTACTGGAGACCAGAAGTTAGAAATAAATTTAGAGATCTTAGCTGACGGTTCTGATATAAATTTCTTTGTAGTCTGAAGACCATTTACTTGGTCTTCTAATAGGCTCTGAATAATGACTTCAGGTTTATCTCCATATACTTTGCTAATCTTTTTATTCAAATCAACGATAGCTTCATTAGAGATAAAGTGTAGTTGGTACACCATGTTTCGATCACCGAGCATCTCTCTATCAGTCATCTTATAAATGTAGAATTTAGAATTGATGTTACCAGTAGTCAACGATGGTGTACTAATCTCAATTTCAACTTCTTCTTCACCAGCAAATGGGAATAGATTAATTAAGTCCAGAGAATCTTTAATGATCAGACTACCTGTGATAAATGGTGAGAACAAATCTTCAAAAATTTGAATGTTAATGACCTGCGCTGTAATGTCTTGCGCTAGACCATTTCTCGTCACAATTTTAATTTTGGTGATATTTACATCACCAGCAAATCTGACTGCTTGTTCTGACGATTGCATTATAGTTGGTCTTTAAAATTCTTCAGTACAACTGAAATCAAGTCTTTAGAAATTAGTTTGATGCGACGTTTAGATTCATTAATCTTTTCTTCGTGTTGTCTGTTTGAAACAGAAACTGCTCCAGGTGCATCAGAGTTAACTACGTATCCCAATGCGTCTTCGTAGTGGTGATCTGTATCTGCTAGATCACTATACTTATCAATAATGTATTGATCGAATGCCAATTGCGTTAGTGGAAAATCTGAAGCGTAATCATAGATGTCATTGGTCAACATCACGATCCA